GATCAGTTCGAGAAATACCATCGGGTTGGTGGTTCCATAGTCAACCGCGATAATGTGATCAACCCAACCGCCTTGGTTGTAGAGCCCGATCGGCCGCGTCGAATCGTCGTAAAGGAGATCCTCGCTCCACGAGTCCTTGTAGATGGCGCCTTCCGCAACCACCCAGAGACCCAGGATGTAACGCAGGTAGTAAACGCCCTTCTGCGAATTCCGGATTTGCTGTTTTTCGGTCTCCCCGATATTTGGGTTGTCATCCAAGGTGAAGTGGATGACTTCGAGATCGTTCGCGAAATCCTTTCCGTGGATGACTTCGGTGTACAGGTAGTGCTGAGGCGTACCCGGATTGGTCGTTGCATATAGCCTGGCGCCAGCCGGAGACATACGAAGGAAAAGCTGCATCGTAAATGAGCGGGGAAACTCTGTCCACTCATCGCAGATCGCGATTCCGATCGTCATTCCAAGGATCTGTTTGTAGCTCGCCTCATCCTTGGCGCCAATCACAAACCATTGTCTGCCGAACAACCATAGCTCGCCGGTTTGGTGATTGTACGAATAATTTTTCTTGCCGATGACGGCAAAGATATCCAAGAGCATGTTCTTGTAGACATTGCCCTTGGTGCTTCCGCAAATAACGCGCTTGCCCTCGACGTTGTACCGGGACAGAAGCGTGATCAGCTTGGCGTCAACCGCGAACGTCTTGGAGCTACGAACACTGCCTTCGAGCAGCGTGTACTTCTTGTCCTTCGACGGATGCCGCGTGATGAACTTGTGCGCCTTTTTTCCAAAGCGCTTGAAGATCGCGCTCATGGCTTCGGCTCATCCGTCTTCTCGCCAGCCTCTAAGAACTTCCCCTCGATCGTCTGACCTTCGATCTCTTCGCCTTCGACCGGCCCGGCATTGAGCGCAGCGGCGAGAAGCTGCAGTTGTTCGTTGAGCCCGTCTTCGCTCGGCGGTTGTGGGAACCTATCTCGATACTCCGTCCGTTTCGCCTTAATCAAGAACATAAGCAGGGAATCGGAGAACTCGCGAATCCCGCCTACCGGCTTGCCCTTGTAGTACACCGGCCGGAGCGTCCCCTTTGTTGCCCGGCGCCTGGCTTCATCAATCAGCGAATCCGTTCCCTCTTCAACGGCCGAGTCCCACCTGGCTGCGAACTCTGCGTCTTCCTTGCGCCACTCATACACTGTCCGCCGTGCATACTGAGCCCGTTGACAAGCCAACGACACACTATCGCCCACAGCAAGAGAGAGGAAAAACTCGAAATCCTTTTTCTTTGAGCGCTTGGGCCGTTTAGACATTGGCTGGTAACCTTTTCGTCATCAACTGGTTACCGGCAATGCTCTCCGTGAGTCCTGTTGTGCAATCGTGGTTTTTGTGTTGCCGGTCCGGAACAATGATTATTGCGCAGTCTGAAGTTGTGGTTTCCTCAACGCAAGTTTGCGCTCCATGAGATTCGCGAAATGCACCGCGGTTCGGAACCTGCGATCGCGTTGCGCGGCTTGCGGAGTGACGAAAGCGAAGCAATCGGCGTGATTCTCTTCCGCCTTCTCGACCCAAAGGGCCGCCGAGAGCGGCTTCCCTACCAGTCGAGAAGGTAGGCAGAGCGTTTGATGACAACCTCTGCACTTCATGAGTTGTCTGGAATCGCCAGCTTCGAAGACGCTCACTCAATCACCGCTTCGACAATGGGAATTGGAAACGGTTTGAAATGGTCGATCTTCGCGTGGAGCAACTCCACGCGGAAACGGGAGCGCTCGATTACGCCTGCATTCACTAGCATATCGGTGCAAGTGATTGAGCAAGGCGAGTCGGGGGACTTGGAAGGGTCTACTGGCTTTTTGAGGCGGATAATTGCGAATGGCTGGTGAGCTTTGCGAGGGACTTTGATAGCTTCGCCGCTCTCTATCTTTTGCTGCGCTTCCCGCGGAGAGATCCAACGGGAGAGCGTCCTGTCATGCAACTGGAGTTGAACACTAAACCAAGCCAAAATGACTCCGATGTATGAGTTGAGACACGTGTGCTTATAGGCGCTGCTTGCAGAGACCTTATCGCGGTCTGCCCGGCCTGCTTCGTCCCTGAAGGGAAATGGTCCTAGCCGGTTTCAGTCTTGTTGCTTTGACGTGTTCAATATAGCACACGGAAAAATCATTATTGCAATAGGAAATTTGGCAGTAATACACTAAAAGCGGGAAATGTATTACAAGCTTTGACATCTTTTCGCCAGTCTTAACCAGTCCAGGCTAGTGGTCAGAATTGCTCAGACTCCGATAGGGACGAGCGCATCTCATCAATTGCGAGGTGTCCCATGCCACTTGGAAATCTGTTTTGGACGATCTACGTGATCGCTATCCTATTTGGCGTCTGGTCAAACTATGAAACCGGACAGCCGCTTTGGTATCGCCGCGCGGGAGCCTATCTAGTGCTCTGGCTTTTGGTCGGAATACTCGGATGGAGAGTCTTTGGCCACATAATCAACTGACCCCATCGCGGCGAGGGGAAGCCCCTCGCCGAATTTCGCTTGAATTGTATTACGCTTATTTCGCATCCAAAGTCTATGATGGTCGCGAGGTTGATTCAATGATTATCCTGGCAAGTGGGCTGATTGCTGTAATCGGGGGGATTGCCTATCACAAGGCTTCAAATCCAAGGGCTGCCGAGTTGGGGCGCCTGGCCTATCTCGTGGGAACGTGGATCTTTCTCCTGCAACTTCCCGAAAACGCTTTTAAGCTTCTGCAGTGATCAATGGCCAGTTTCGGGTTCTCAACATCCCGATAGCTCGATCTGCGTCCGCCTCCGTCAAGCCGACTTCGAAGGGAGTTTGAATTAGGAAAGGCATCAGGTGAACCATGTCCCGATCGTCATCCAGTATGACAAAGCTTTCAACGTTTCGAGTCAGATCTAAGTATGCTTGGATCTCGATTCCGCGCTGAACGGCATGGTTGTAGCCATGCTTCTGAACATAGCAATACGGCGTGACGGCGATCACATCCCCGGTTACACCCCAAGCTTTCAAAAGGTGCTGCATTTCTCTCAGACCGCCTCCACGCCAGGAAGAGCTAACTACGATCTTGGCGCCGGTCTCGGCCGTGATCCGATTCAATGCTGTAATACAAGGCGGCCAGGCTTTCTCCATCGGAGCCCGGCGCGTTTCGTGCGACTGAATCGGAATGATCGGACCATCAAAATCGAGGAAGATGATTCTCAAGGATGCCTCTCCCTTTCGTTATCTGGCGATGCGGCACTTTTATTTAACGAAATTAGGACAATCGCAGCCATTCTTAACTGGCGGACCAGGTGCTTCGCAGTCATAGCCAATGCAACGAAACTTAGCATTTAGATCAGTTGGACCTTCATTCTTCGAGTCATCGAGACGATGCCAGTCAGATAGATGGCCACATCGTCTGCATCGTGTGCTTGGTATTTCACTCATCTGACTCCTCTTAATTTTCCGCGCCATTTCCTCGGCCATTTGTTGGGCCTGAAATGCCACTTTTTGTAGAACGTCAGGATCGGGAACACGCTTATTCCATGCCGCCACAGTTTCCTCGCCTGTTTGACCTTGACCGTATACAAGCAACAGGCAGTCGCTATTGGAACATTGAATTTCCCAATCGCTTTCGGCATGAGTTGTCGCCCACCTTGCCTCACTGCCGCAAAAAGGACAAGGTTTTAATTTGTTCATTACTCATTCTCCTTTGCGGCACTTTTGGGTGTGGAGGGACGGGCGGCGATGATCCGGTCAAATTCATTTGCCACGCTTCCTCCGCCAAATCTGAATGCGATGGCTTTTTTCTCCGCATCGCTCACGGGAGCCTTCAGCCGCTCAATCATGGCTAGCATATTAGTAATCACAACGTCTAGCTCGGCTTGATGTTTCTCGGCAGCATCCCAACGTCTTTCCATTTCATTGCCGTATTCCTCGGCGTCTTCTAACTTGCGCAGTTCATTTTCAATTCGAAGAATTTCCTGTCGTAGCCTGTTACCCTCTGCCCTCATTACGCCTACGGTTTCGTCGTACTTTCCCTTCAGCGCAGTATTCTCTGCACGTAGCAACTCTGTCCGCTTCTTGTGAAATGCAATGATTGCTTTTAACACAGCAGGAGAGCAATCTTTGAGGTTTGGATCATTCTGCGCTACGTCCCGCTCAGCCTCCAGAGCGGCGATGCGCTCGAACAAAACGTCGAACGATTCCGAGATCGGTGCCTTTGTGCTATCAGTCGCTTCAGTCATCTTCTTCCTCCGTGAGAACCATAATCCAAGGAGCGGGTTCGACTTTACGTGCAGGTTTCTTCGTCATGACAATCCCGCCGCGTAGCTCGTTTTCTATCTTGTTATCAGCCTGAGACTCTATACAGTTGGCGCAAACAATGACAGAGCGTTGCCATACATCCCAAAGCTTTGTGTCGTTGCTCACCCCTCTACCTCCTTCAGCAATTGGTCTGCGCGTCGGCATAATTCACAGCGCCCGTCGTCGATTTCCTCGATTCGAGGCAGATGGTCACCGACATTTATGCCATAAGTTTGCAGATTGCAATCTAACTTCACGTCGTGTTGGTGCCTATACGCCTTCACCACTTCTAGCAGCGCGGCAATAGTCAATCGGTGCTCGCCAGTGCATATTCCCTCTCCGCACTGTTCGCATCTCTCTACCCCGCCAGCACCCTTGATTTGATCGGTCATTGTCAATCCTCAATACCCTTATCTGCTTCATCAAACTCATGGTAGTTCTCTAACAACTCCTCGCCGATTTCGATATCCCGAATTGCCACATCAATATCTGGATCGGCAAAAGTCTTCAAGTTCGGCGTATCAGAATGATTCAAGAAACGGGCATCATCTGCAGAGACTACATATCCACCTCCCCAAAGCGCGGAGTAGTGCCGTAGAGTAGACCGTGCGGGTTCTGGAAGAGCATCAACAAATTCCACTGAAACTCGATGGTCGAAACCCTCTAGGTATTCCCAAACTCTCGTACCCTTCGGAATAAACTCGGCGGCGAAAATCCCAAGACCGTGAACCGCACTCTTTTCCAGCGTTGTTCTTACCAGAAGCATTGGGCCTCTCAATTCCAGTCAAAGATGCACAGGTTGTGTAGCTGGCTCACCCATGATTATTAGATTTTCCAGGGCCCTCGCATCCTGTTCGATTTGTCGCAAGTGTCCGAGCGAATTCGGCAATCCGTCTCGTTCCATATGCTGAACATGCTTCAGGATGCAGTGGATGCGGATCTTGCATTCTTCTTCTTCCTCAATAGTCATCTAGCTCTCCTTTTCCTGAATGATCCTAAAGATCCTGCTAGCCTTCTCGGCCGTCATCGTTCCGGTTATTGTGATCTTGCATTGATCGTTGAGATCAGCCACAAACCGCTTGTCCATCTCCCATTTGAAGAGGCTGAGGTTCTGCTCTTTAGCTTTCTCAACCTGCTTCTCGGTATAGCCACGCACTTTCAATTTGCCTCCAAACACAGCAAAGCCCCGGCATTGCACCGGGGCTCAACTGCTACGCATCAGGGTTTTCCAACCAACCGAAAGGAGATCGATTCAGAGCCCAGTCTAGCATTGTCTTTCCTCTTGTCAACTGGAAATGTATTGTGGAAATTCAACGAGGAAGAGCATAGGAGTCTGAGGATTCACACTTGATCATGCCCTCCGGCCAGGGAGCCAACTCGTAAGCGAGTCTGTCTGCCAGGTATCGTTCAGCATGAAGCAAAATACATGAAGCTTGGCGATGCCCCTGCTCAAACAGCGCTAACGACTCTCCATTTAGGCAGAGTCTCGCCGCGAGATCCGCGGAACGGAAATAAAACCTTTGGCCTTTCTCATCGAGAGATTCCAAGCTTGGACCGCGATACCACTGCTTCCGTTTGAGAGCCGCCAAACTATCGATCAACCCATCCGCGCTCATGTTTCGTACCCCATTTTGTAGTGCAAATTGCAGGACATTGCCCTTAGATGAGCGGCCAACGTACTGCAGATGTAAGTACAAAGTGCAACGGCGCCCAGGTATGCCCCCAGGCGCCGTTGATCGAACCTAAGCTACCTGTGCGAAGGTTCCACCCGTCACGTCGTCCACAATGCCCTCTTCGGTCACTGTGCCAGTTACGTGAGCTACTACGCCATCGAGATTGGTGTACGACCAATCAACCGTGATCGCCTCGCCGCCAGCGCCGATGACGGCGCCTGCTGTGAGGTTCAACACAAACGTTGCGCCTGTTGGATCGTCGGTGAGATCGATCGATGCTGGCGCGTTGACTGAATCGGAAGTTGAAATGGCTGCCTTCGAACCATCGAGTGTGAAGGCAGGACCGCTGAAGGTGGGCGTAACC